ATATAAATATGCATAAAGAACTAAAAAAACCTAAAGAAAAGATAGCAGGTTCACACAAAAGTGGAAGACCTTGTGGCAAAAGAGCTGTAGATTACAGTATCCGTGGGATAGTTGATAGACTGAACGAGTACGAAGTCAAAACAGAATTGGGTGAGTTTGAAACACGACACCTGAAATGGACACCTGTCCGTTTTGGAGAACACTGTGGTGTAAGTAAAATCACAATCGTACGCATTCAGCAAGGACTTATCAAACATTGTTCATACGAGACATTGGAAAAGATATCTAATGGTGCTAACAGACTTCTACATGTGCATGGGTGTACCCCATACCTGCTAGTCAAATACAACCTAAATAAGACTAAAAAGGAGGAAGTTAAGAATGACGATAGACCAGCTGATTGCGAAGACTAAGAATGGTGTGCCATATTTAGCTACTACTAATAAAGGAACTATGTTACTTGTATATAAAGAAGGCAACATACTTACTACTGTAGAGCATACAAAAGATGGTAAATATCTATACAGTGGATATTATATTGAAGAACGTAAATGTTTTCGTGATAAGAAAGTACATGTACCACTAAGATACAGAATACTTCTTAATAGGCTGGAACGAGAAATGAGGAGTAAGATGAATGACTGAAATAACCAATTTAGCTAGATGTCGTATAGAAAGAGGATTTACACAAGAGAAGTTAGCTGATGTGTCTGGAGTTCCAAAACAAACGCTACAAAAGTATGAAGAAAGAAAAAGAAACTTTGATACAGCAAAGTTTACAACTGTTCTTAATATTGCTGCTGCTCTTGAGGTTCCTATGTATGTATTGTTTGACAACAAGGAAACAATAACAAAGATAAAATGGCTTGAAGCTAGAACAAGGAGATGATATGAGTTTAAGTCCACTACGTTATGGTAAAGTTGATGTAATGATTGTTAAGAACAAGGTTAATGGAGCAATAGCTCTTATCTATCCTTCACTAGACAAGATACATAACACACGTACTGTGTGCCCATTGAACACAAAGCAAGGCTATCCACACAAACAAATGACTCATTACTCATTTACTAAGTATTTCAGTGCATCTAAAGTAGATATTCTACAATACGACGAGGCTATTGAGTGGCTAAAAAAATATTGTAGTCATTTCAAATCAGAAATATCTCATTATAGGCTCGTTACGTCATTTGGCAGAACGCTAACAAATTTTAATGAAGTAGATGGAGTATTATATGAAACGAATTAAAAAGGTTGTCCTATGTGATGGAAGGCATGACGTTCCACAGGCTACTGATGGAGCTATATTTCCGCACACGGTACGATTGAGTGACTTACATGAAGTAGATGAAGTGGCTGATAGATTTGTTTGTCAGTGTCACTGTAATGGAGATGCACTACAGGTATATTGTACAGGTGTGCAGTACCCACTAGTTGCAGTTATAAATGCATGCCTAAAACGAGACGTAAAGCTGACTCTTATGCATTTTGACCCTAACACAAAGACCTATTACCCACAACAAGTATATCAAGAATAGGAGGGAAACATGGAAAACAAAAAAGACGGTGTAGAAGTACCTACATGGGTAGTTGCCGCACAAGTAGTATTGTTACTTAATAGTTTGGCTTTTGGATTAACATATCTGTTTATCTTAACGCTATTAAGTATACCGTTTACATGTGCTGTGCTGATGTTTGTTTCGTGGAAGAAGGAAAAGGAACAAAGAAAAATCATCTCACACACAATTAAGCAAACACTAACTGATAGTGGAATAAAAAAGACTGTTGATTTAATGGAGGATTAACATGAATAACAAGAGAAGAACTAAGGTTAAAAAAGTGTATGCTATGGCACAAGAAGCTATAGACAAGCTAGCTGAGGCACAAGAACTTCTTGAAGAATGCAAAGAAGAAGAGGAAGACTCAATAGACAGCTTACCTGAATCACTACAAGACAGTGAGAGAGCAGAGGCAATGCATGAAGCACTAGAAAGTCTGGAGGATGCAGAAGAAACGCTTCAAGAAGCTATAGACCAGATAGAAGAGACACAGAACCATCTGGAAGGAATTATTGATGAGTGAGATACCTGTATTGTTCACAGCACAAGGATGTGCTCACCTACGTCGTAGAGGTACATGTCGCATAACAGATGAAGAATGCTATCTACCGACTATTTGTCCGCATTATGAATTTAGAGATGATTACACTGTTCATGACAAAAATAAAATGTATTCTCAAAATAATGATACTAACGTATAATGTGTGACGTAGGAGGACAATGTGTCTGGAAGTCTAAATAAAGAGAACGAGGAAGAAATAAAGAAGCATTGCTATATAGCGTGTCTAAAGTCCTATTGTTACACTAACGACATATGTGGCAAGCCGTGTGCTTTATTAACTTTCTGTCCACGTGTCTGTAATGCTTATGGCTTTGATGATGGTGAATTTGATAAATGGACTTTTAAAGACCTACAAAAAGCCGCTAAAATGATTAAATGTCACGTAAGCATTAAAGCAGACAACGTAAAAAAAGAAATAGATTGACAGATACGTACAGTAAATCTATACTTATCCATGTAAATTCTCGCACAGTTTACATGTAAAATGAAAACAAAAGCGAAAGCTTTGTATTAGAAATTTAGGAATCCTGAATGGTTGTGCGAGAACTATTCAGGATTCCTTTTTATTGAGGTTTTTTATGGAAACAATGATTCATTATTTTTATATTGATATGGCAACTAAACTTGGTGTTTACCCAGCAATACTATATCAAAATTTTGTTTTCTGGTGCGATAAAAACAAAGCAAATGGAAAGAATTTGTATGACGGAAACTATTGGACGTATAATTCAGTAGAAGCATATCAGCAATTATTCCCATATATGACTCTTCAACAGATACGAGACAGCATAGATAAACTGGTAGAAACAGGCTATTTATGTAAGGGACATTATGGTGAAAATAAGCTCGACAGAACATGTTGGTATGCAGTCACAAAAAATGCCAAAAATGATGAAAACATGCATTCTAGTGAAGTTGAATGCATTTGGTCTGGAGAACAAATGCATTTGGTCTCAGGAACAAATGTATATACAGATAATAAACAAGAATCTAAAGATTCTTCAGATATATATCCACCGACCAAGAAACACAAACATCCGACGGTTGATGAAGTTAGCCTGTACATAAAACAAAGGGCGAAGGATACAGGTAAAAAAGATTCCGATATTTGCGACGCAAAATTCTTTGTTGATTATTATTCCGCTGGGGACTGGCACGACAGCCAAGGACAGCCTATTAAGAATTGGAAACTTAAAATACTTTCCGTGTGGGAGGGAAAAGACTGGTGGAAGAAACAGCTTCCTGCTGCAACAACTGTGTCAAAAGACTACGAAGATGTTTTACATTCTTTCCGCGATGCAATGGAGTCAATTGGTTTAGATAAAAACAAAGATTGGAAAAATAACATTGCTGATTGTTCCGACGAAATAAGATTGCTAAAAGATTGGTACAAGAGCAAGAAAGAAGATTTAGATTTTTATTGGAAGAATGTTAATTCTGAGTGGCCCGCACTGCAAACCACAATAAGTGCTTTTTGGGGTAGCTATCTTGGATATATAGCTAATTTCGTAAGTATACCTAAGCCTGCAAATTTTAAGGTAGACTCACCAACATTTAAAGGTTGGATAAAGGAAATGAGAATTATTATATAGGAGGTGAATAATGAAATTTGAAGTAGCTGTTGCATTAAATTATTGGCTTCATCTTAAACTACAAGTAAAGAATGAAGGAAGATTATTTACACAACAACAAGCAAGAATGATACGCTATGCTTTTGCTCAATACTTTGCTCATAATGCTTCTCCTATGCATTCGCAAGTAAATTCAATATATAACTCGATACGGAGTGAATCACTCCCATATCCAGTAGATTCTCCTACAATATATGTTAATCATGTGGCTATACAGGTTGACGATAAGTTGTTACTGCTCTATTGGCACACAAATAGCTCTACTCGTAAAGAATGGAAAAGTAAAATACTTAATCTTGAGAAATTAGATATTACAGATTATAACTTCACTGATGGTGTACACATCTCATTTGAGACGTGTGCTGTGTCTTTCCGTAATATTGCGTATCTTAAGGTGTTAGGTTGGCACGTATTCACTGATTACAAGCGAATTAACGCCCTTCCAGACATTCCTCGTGGTGAACTGGATAGTAGACTATTCCCATACCAAGTCGAAGGCGTACGCATGTTAGAGGCTGGATATAGGCTAATGGCGGATGAACAAGGACTAGGTAAGACCGCACAAGTACTTCAATTTATACAACGAACAGGACTACGTAGGATTCTTATATGCTGTCCTGCTACGCTGAAACTCAACTGGAGAAAAGAAATTCTTATGTGGACTCAAGCAAAACCTAGTGACATAACAATTATTTCAGGTACATCACCATATAAGATTGATACTAAATATACGATTGTTAATTATGATTTGCTTACATACTGGGCAGATTATCTGAAAGATTTTAGATGGGGAATGGTTGTGGCTGATGAATGTCATTATATTCAATCGGATAAAGCACAACGTACACAAGCCTTTACAACTATCGTTGAAAAAGCACAAGACGCTATCTATATCTCAGGAACACCATTCACTTCAAGACCGATACAGATGTATACAGCATTACACAATATTGCTCCAGACATATTTAGAACACAACAAGAGTTTGGAAATAGATTCTGTGACCCTAAGTATGTTCGTAATCAAGTTACATATAAGGGAGCAACAAATATGGATGTCCTGCATGACATACTCAAAGACGGAATATGTATACGTAGACTTAAAGAGGATGTGCTGAAAGACCTCCCAGATAAAATGCGTGTAACAATTCCTGTTGGAATGTCTAAAGAAGAAGTAAAGAATTGTCCTGACATCTACTCCCAAATTATGGAACTGGAAGATAAGATAGCACAGACTACTGACCTTTTAGGTACTCTTGAATGGCAAAAACAGATATGTTACTTGAGAAAGAAGAAAGACATAATTACATGGATATCTGATTTCTTAGAAACAGGAAAGAAGCTCGTTGTCTTTGCCGTACACAAAATGACAATAGAGGATATTATGTCTGCTTTCCCACATATCTCAGTAAAGCTAGACGGTAGTTCGTCACAGAAAGAACGAGAACAGGCTATTGAGCGTTTTCAGAATGACCCTAATACTAGACTGTTCGTTGGTAATGTAAAAGCGGCTGGTACAGGAATTACACTTACGGCTGCTTCAGACGTACTTACGGTAGAATTTGGTTGGGTATGCTCTGAACATCTTCAGGCTGAGGACCGTTGTCATCGTATTGGTGCTAAGAATGCTGTTACTGCATATTATATGGTATGTCCTGATTCAATTGATGAACATCTGGTTGACATAATAAATTATAAGGCAGACGTACACAAAAGAATATTTGACGGAGAGAGTGATAATATGCTTGAAACACTGAAAAAGAAAGGTGGAGTAAAATATAATAGTTTATTTCATCGAGTTAACTAATTTGAACAGTAATATATATAATGAGAGGTGTTTATGAAGCTGACAAAGACAACAACAGGTAATACACAAAATATTTGCCTGTGTAAATTGGCAACCGACCCACGTTTTGTTACTGAGGTAGGTAGTCAAATGTCTCTAGATATATGGGAAGATGATTGGTCTAGAATCCTATTTCAGATGATTACGGATTATACAAGAGCATATAATGACAGTGTACTTCCTGTTCTGCCTAGATTGGCAAAAGATAAATCTTCTAGTATTCACGACGAAGATACAGCAGAGGCTGTAATTAGATATGCTTCTCATTTAGCTGACTTCTATGATGACCATCAAGATTTGTTCAAAAACGAAAAATTCTTAAGAGACACAATACTTCGTTGGATAAAAGAACGTAATCTAGTGGTATTACAACGTAAATTAGAAGATGCTTTAGATTCAGGAAATCTAGAGGATGCTGAGGGTGCACTACATGCATATTCTGAGGTTAAGCAAGTAGAGATAGTTGCTACTGATTTAATGCATGATGCAAATAAAATCATTGCTGCCTACTCGGAGGATAAGGGAGACTTACTTAAGCTTCCTGGTGCTCTGGGTGATATGATTGGTCCCCTATCCCGTGGCGATGATATGTTGGTTCTTGGAGAGAGTGGTACAGGAAAATCATTCGTGTCTTTACAAATTGCTTACGATGCAGTCAAGAAAGGCCTGTCTGTTTTATATGTAAACTGCGAGAATACAGACAGACAGATGATTCGTCGTATTTATTCAAACATGAGTGGGTGTGCTAAAGAAGATAAGACAGTTGATTTTCCGTACTTCTCTCCATTCCAGAAAGAATACTCATCTGATGATGGTGAAGCAAAGGTAGTCACATGGAATATTGCGTACAAGAAAAAAGAACTAAAAGGACCTGACCTAGATAAGAACAGTGTAGATACATTTCTTAAGAATCGAAGACTTGATTCAAACGGTGGTCAATTCATGCTTATGTCATTTGCTCCAAAGGAACTTACTGTGCGTGGACTAGAACATGAGCTAGATAACTTAAGAGATTATAAGAATTTTATTCCTGATGTCCTAATCGTAGACTATGGAGACCTAATGAGACCTGAAAACAGCCGAGAGGACAAGAGAACACAGATTGATTCAATCTATTTAGGTCTTAGGTCTATTGCTCTTGGTAGGGATTTATTGCTGATATCCCCTGTACAGAGTAACAGAGCAGGATATGGGCGTGATGTTAGTAAGGCTAATATGGCTGAAAATATTGGAAATGTTAACCATGCTAGTGTAATTATTGGCCTTAATCATACACCTGAAGAAAAAGAAAAAGGAATCACAAGAATAAAGATTCTTAAAAACAGAGACGGAAAAGAAGCAAGTGAGCCTATTGTGTGTCTTGGGTGTTTGGAAATAGGTAGACCTATAATACAAAGCAAATGGATGCATGAAGTTCACTATGTAAGTAAAGATGAGGATGAGGAGGAATAAAATGAATAAAGAAGAAATTAACCTTGATGCTATATTACATAATAGGAGTATATCAGTATCTGATGGAATATGGCGTGGAGTCAGAGAATATGCACGTGCTAATGAATGTTCTAATTCTGCAGCAGTACGTGCTTTACTTAGATTAGGATTGAAGGAATATGGAAGACGCTAAAAGATATGCACTAACAATAAATGGAAATCTTTGCTGTACCAACAAGACACTTAATTTTGTCTATAAGACTTTAAGTGAAGCACAGCAAGAAGCCATATATCTGTCTAAGGAACACCTAGGCAGTAGAATTGGGATTAGAGAAGTTACAATCCATGCAGGACGTATAATTGTGGAGAAAACAGATGAAACAAGAAATGGTTAATCATCCAAGTCATTATGGTGGAGACACGACATATGAATGTATAAAGGTTCTGAAAGCTTGGCTAACTCCTGATGAGTACCGAGGATTTCTGAAAGGCAATGCAATTAAATATTTATGTCGTGTAGGCAAGAAAGATGAAGCTTTACAGGAACTTAATAAAGTGACATGGTATGTAGACCAACTTAAAAAAGAGGTGGAGGAATAATATGAAAGTATTAGCAATTGACCCAGGTAATATATTCTCAGCTTACGCACTCATAGACGATTACAAACCATCCGAGTTCGGAAAGATAGAGAATCCAGAATTAGAATCTATGTTACCGAGTTTAGTAAAAGATGCAGATATTGTAATAATAGAACAGATTAAATCGTATGGAATGGCCATAGGTCAAACTGTTATAGATACTTGTGTAGAGATTGGTCGTTTGATGGCTAAGATTGAATCTCTTGATAAGATAGTTAATTTTATTCCCCGTAAGTCATACATCACTGATTTGTGTTGTGACCCAAGAGCTAAGGATGCAAATGTAATACAATATCTAATTGATAGATTTGCACAGAACGTACCTAATCGTGGAAAAGGGTCTAAATCTGAACCTGGGTGGTTCTATGGTTTTAAGGCTGATGTATGGCAAGCATATGCAATTGCAGTATGGGCCACTGACCACGCATCATCACTTAATAAAATATTGAGTTAAGTTGTAAATACGGTATTATAAATATAAAGGAGTAAATATGAACACACGTAATCTAGGTAATGTTGTAGCTGCCGCTTTGGCTGGTATCCGTACAAATGATAAAGATAAACAAAATCTATTGTTCCAGAATGGACATCTATATTCTTGGAGTGCCGCTATAGCTGTATCTACTCTACTTCCAGAAGATGCAAAGAATCTAACTGGTGTAATAAATGGTGTAGACCTCACCACATTTCTAAGTAAACTACAGGTAGAAGACATTGATATAGACTGCTTACCTAACAAATGGGTAATAACAGCAGAAAACATGTCTGCTGAATTAAACGCAAGAACAGATTATGAACTAGCTGACAAAGTAGCAAAGCTGACAACCGATTATAATTGGAAGCCAATTCCTGATAAATTCTATGAATGCCTTGATTTATGTGATATTCCATACAATGTATACAAAGTTAATGGTGTATATATTGGTGATAACATGGTAATAGCTACTGACAATAGGCGTGTTAATAGAGCATATATGGGAGAACCATTAGATTCTCCAGTACTTTTATCTGCTTTCTCTGTATCTGAGATTCGTAAATTAAGAGTACGTTTCACTGATTATTCAATTACAAGTAAATGGATTCATTTTAGATGTGTGCAAGACGGACAAGAAGAAATTGTATTCTCTTGTAACAGACTTGATGAAAAAGCATATGAAAACGATTTATACAGTAGTTTTATAGACAAAGCACTTAATAATCAGCTTGCAGAAGGTAAACTACCTAAGATGTCTGGTGCTCTTTTATTAGCACAGTGTTTTGATAATGTAATTGAGACAGGCAAAGGGGAAACAGTAAATAATATTATTTCTCTTGAGTTTGGTCACAAGTATGTAACTGTATCATCCGAGAGAGGAACAAGTGGAAAGTTCAGTCAGAAGATTCCTTATCCTGAAGGACTTACCCTTGATATAGAAAAACCAATTAAAGTCAGAGTTACTTCAGTATTCTTAATGGAAGCAATGACTAGAACAACTAACTTTGCTATATGCTCTGTAGGTAAGAAGTCAGTTATTTTATTTAAGGGTGAATTCTTTACTAGTGCTGTTCAAGTATTTAATGAGTAGGTGTGTATGTCTTTGTTTGATGATTTTGATGATAGTGTAAGTGCAACACGTGCATTTAAACCTGATTGTGAGATATCTTGTTTTGCTTGTCGTGGTTGTCGTTCCCCTAAGTTATGCCTGAAGGCCAAAAAGCCTAAAGGCTACTTGTTTATTGCAGGAGAACCAACAGGTGCACAGGACGAAGAAGGTACTGTATGGGTTGGAAGCTATAAAACAATAATTAAATCTCTTCTACAAAAATACAAAGTAGATATGGACTTAGTGGGATTTACATTTGCTGCTGCTTGTCATGGTGTAAAACTTAGTACGTTAGACAAACCTAAGTACAATCTTATTATTGAGGCATGCCATAATAGACTAGAAGCATTGATAGAAGAGACAGACCCAGCTGTAATTATTCCTATGGATTCTACTGCTTGGGATACACTTACTCGTGGTCACCTAACAGGGCGTATTGAGAATGCATCATTTAAGGATGATTTCTCATTTCATATGATTCCTGACCAGACTCTCGGTCGTTGGGTAGCTCCAATATTATCTCCACAATATATGCACAAACTAAGTACTGAGTACAAAGGAAAAGATGATTTTGACTTTTACTCACGTAAGCTAAATAACTTCTTTAAGACATTATTTACAAAAAAGATACCTGATGTGCCTGATTATACTTACTTAGCTAATAAGATTATAAAGTGTACATCATACGATGAATCTTTGTTTGCTCTTAAAAATCTTAATAATATTGAACCACCATTTCTAGCCTTTGACTATGAAACAGAGGGATTAAAGCTAGAGCGTTCTGATGTACATATTGTTTGTATTGGCTTTTCTTGTAATGATGTAACTTATGCAATGCCTTATTATGAAGAGAAAGAATGGCAAGAAGAATTTAAGAAGCTGATGACTAACCCAAAGATTGGGAAGATTGCTCATCACGCAAAATATGAAGCAAGATGTACCTTAGATAAATGTGGATATGTACCAGAACCTTGGGCATGGGATTCTATGTACGGTGCTCGTATCCTAGATAATTCTATTAAGTGTGGTTTGAAACCGCAAACCTATATTAACTTTGGTATTGCTGGATACGATGAGATGGAGTACTACCTGCAGACCCCACTAAATGATGAAGAAGAATCTAAGTGGGGAAGTAACCGACGTAATATGCTCCTAAAAGTATTTACTGAAGATGAAGATTTAAGAAATAAGACTCTATTCTATGTAGGACAGGATGCTATATATACACTTGAATTAGCTCTTAAGCAAATGAGAGAGATTGAGAAAGAGCCTGAACTAAAACAAGGTGAAGAATTGTTCCGTTCGTTCATAAATCCTCTCGTTCGTGCTGAAGTTAATGGAATGGTAATAGATAAACGAAAAGTACGAGAAAACATGGAGCTGTGTCGTGACTTACTTGATGATGTAGATGCTGAAATAAGAAATGATGCACAAGTAAAACTACTGTGGGACGAAAAGAAAGAAGGCCATCCATTTGACTACCACAGCTCATCTGACTTAGGTAGATTTATTTATGAGCTAGCAGGAATTGAACCTCAATATACAAACAAAGGAAAGTATGCTCTTGATGTAGGAACACTTGAACGTACACCATTGCTTGTGTGTGATAAGATTCTTGAAGCACGTAAGATTGAGAAGATTAACACAACATATCTTTTGAATCTTAAGAAAGAAGCTGTACTGGATGAAAAGAGTGGAGACCATGTTTTACATGCTGTGTACAATCTGCATGTAGCAGATACGTTCCGTAGTTCTTCCTCTGGAGGAATTAATTTGCAGAACATACCTGTACACGATGAAAGAGCAAACAATCTTATAAGGTCATGTATTCTTCCTGCCAAAGGAGCAATGATAATTGGCTCAGACTATAAAGCTCTTGAGGTTACAATTGGTTGTTCTATACACCATGATAAAAACATGTTGTCATTCCTAGAGAATGATGGTGATATGCATAAAGCATCTATGATGGATATTTTCAGACTTACAGATGAAGATATAAAGACAATGGATAAGGGTCTGTATAAAACAGCTAGAGGCTATGGTAAGCGTATGAACTTCTCTGCGTTCTATGGTGCTGGTGCACAGAATATCGGAAGCACATGTTGGAAGAATGCTAACTATCAGCCTGAGATAATGGAACACCTTAATAAAGTAGGTTTAGGTGATTATGATATCTTCATGGAGCACATGAAAGGTGTATGTGATAGACTTTGGTCCGTTCAGTTCCCTGAGTATGGGCAATGGAAAGAAGACATCTATGCGCTCTACCAAAAGCATGGATATGTTGAGTTAATTGATGGATTCAAATGTCGTGGTCCACTTACTTATATGCAAGCAGGAAATTCCCCTATACAAGGTCCAGCAAGTCATGTACTATTATGGGGTCTATCTCAGATAGATAGAGAGTTGCAAGAACGACACATGAGAAGTCATATCATAAATGAAATCCATGATGCTGTTTATCTCAACTGCTATCCAGAAGAGTTTGACGAAGTGAAAGCTATTGAACGTAAATGGCTTATTGAAGAAGCACCAAACAAATTCCCTTGGATATCTGCTCCTTTGGCTTCTGAGTTGGAGTATACAAAGGTTCGTGAAGAGGGCGGTGTTTGGTCTGAAATGGAAGAATTTGGCTATATTTAGGGGGTAATATGATACAGTTAAGTAAGATTGAGTTTTTTGGTTTTAGTAGTGCTATTAGAGGAATGAGAAATCCTTATGACAGTTGGGAAAAAGGAGATTCTACCTTTGATAATGATAATATCCATATTGGTGAAAATGACATGAAACTTTGTAAGCAACTTATTAAGGCTGGTGGAGAACATAGAAAATTCTTACGTTCAATTCATGTACAGATGGATATAAAAGCACCGTTCTATTGGTGGAAAGAATACGATACTTACAAGGTTGGTACAGTAGCTAACAGCTGTAGTACAATGCATACTATTACTAGAAAACCGTTTACAATGGATGATTTTTCGTTTGATTGCTACAACGAAGATATAGAAAAAACAATTGTAAAATATTGTAACGAACTTAGAGATACTTACCTAGTAACAAAAGACAAGATTGTGTGGAGACGTTTAATTGAATGCCTACCTATGTCTTATAATCAAACAAGAACTGTAGATGTGAATTATGAGGTACTCTATCACATGTACATGAGTCGTAAGATGCACAAGCTACAGGAATGGAGAGATTTTTGTGCTGTGATTGCTGAACTACCTTATTTTAAAGAGTTTTTCTTGGAGGAGAGTAATGAAGGAGACTGATGGATTATTTACTTCTAATATGCATGCAGGAAAATGTAAGTGCAAAGAAACAAGCAAACACATGAGTAATCGCTTTTACACAATATACTCCTACTACCCACGTAAAGTATGGGGCAAAGCAAAGGAAGGATATGACGGCCGTAAGGTTCTTAATCTTACATGTAATGTGTGTGGAGCAACATGGAGAGACTATAATCCAAACAGTGGATACTGGCTCATAATTAATGATAATCCATATACAGGAGAAGAAAAATTATATTCTAAGAGGAAGTTAAGGATTCTGGACCGTATTATATATTATGTAAAGGAGAAATTTAATGGAAAAACGTGAACTCGCACAAGCATGTAGACCAACAACACTAAACGAAGTATGGGGAAATGAGGAAGCTGTTTCTGTCCTTACTGGATTTCTAAGTAAAGAAAGCAGACCACAATCCTATTTATTTACAGGTGATGCAGGAACAGGAAAGACAACAATGGCAAGAGCATATGCTCATGACCTTAATGTAGAACCTATAGATTTAATTGAGATTAATGCTTCTGACCATACAGGTGTTGATGATATGCGTAACCTAATCGAAACATTACAGTATGCTGGTTTCGGTGATAGACGTGCTGTAATTCTTGATGAGGCACATTATCTTTCAGCTAATGCACAATCTTCTATTCTTAAGTTACTAGAAGAACCACCAGCTGATGTGTATATCATGCTAGCTACTACTAATCCTGAGAAGCTATCTACTGCTATAAAAACACGTTGTATACAAATTGTATCTGCACCACTTGATGAAGAATTGCTTATCAAGAAATTACGTAAGATACGCAGAGAAGAAGATATTGATGTAACAATTGATATTCTTGAGGAGATTGCAGAAAAGTCTGAGGGTGTTCCTCGCAAGGCATTGAAACTTCTGGACAAAGTATCAGGGATGAGTGAAGAGAAGGCACTTAAGATACTAGCCACAGAAGTCTCAGAGGACACAGAGAATCCAGATGTAAGAGCCATCTGTACAGCTTTTCTCAATAGAGGAACCTGGAAATCAATTGCTAACAATATAAAGAATGTAAAGAATTCTGATGTTGAAGGAGTGCGTAGGCAAATAGCTGGGTATCTTTCTGCTGTATTAGTTAATAGTGAAAATGCGAAAGCTGCCTGTGCTCTTGGTTATTTTGTTGATAGCTTCTTCAACAGCGGATATTCTGGATTAGTGTACAGTTGCTACTGTGCACTTACTGAGTGTTCAAGCCTATGAGGTGTATTACTTTGTAATACAGGCTACTTATAATAAAATTAAATCGTATTAAATTACCAGTTGCGTACGTTTTGCTTTATTTTTATGAGACACCTTAAAATATTACGTATCGTGTTGTTTTGATAGTTTATCAGCAACACGGAAGACTGAATTAAAGCTCCCTCATAGCTTTTCTTCAGTCTTTTTTATCGAGATAAGGGATTCAACCAGTATTATATATAATGAGAGGAGAAAAAATGGAACTTAATTTGAGACAAGATGCTGAGATTGACCGCTTTCATTTAGAAATTGAAGCGTCCACTTTGCCCTCTACAATAGCAAAGTACCAAGATGCAATTAATGAAGAGACAGAAATTGTCACTGATTGTGAGTATGCACTGGAAAAAGCAGAGGCTGTGGCAAGAAAGGATGCAAGAGAATACTTCAATAGTAAAGGCATAAAAGCTAATATAGATATGGTGAATGATGAAGTAACATTACAACCTAACATACAAGTCCTAAGAAAGCGTTTAGCAGAACACAAAAAAGAACGTGATTATCTAAAGAGTGCTGTTCTTGTACTTGATGCAAAAAGAGCCAGTCTAAACAACTTGGTAAGTTTGTATTGTAAAGAATATTACTCTACTGCTAAGGTAGAGAATGGTGAATACAAGGAAGCTGACATCAAAAGGAAGATGTCTGTGGATACAGATGAAATGACAGAAAGGCAGGAGAAAGACCTATCTGTTAAAATGAGAAATAGGAGACAAAACAATGGCTAAGAAAATGAATTTTAGCGGACTCAACAAACAACAGGAAGACAGTAGAGCAACAGTTAATGCTCGTTCTTCTGCTAGTGGCTCTAACACAAGAGCTTTTAACATGAAGGCATTTGGTAATGCCCCATTCATTAAGTTTGAAAAAGACAAGACATACACAATTAAGTTTGTTCCGTATGAAGTTGATGAGACACACCCAAAAGTAATGCTTGGAAAGATGGACAGTGGTGATGCTGCATATGTATTAGACTTCACACGTCATATCATTGGCCCAAACAATGTTGAAGTTATTTGCCCTAAGGGAACACACAAACACTCATGTCCTATTTGTGACAGAGCTTATGACCTTAGAAATGATGACCCAAATAGTGAAGAAGCTAAGGCTTTGAAGCAGTCTAGAAGAGTTATGTACAATGTTGTAGTCATTGATGAAGACCCAGAAAAAGTACAGATTATCTCTACATCACATTTTGAATTTGAGAAAGAACTTCAGGAAGAACTCAATAAGGGTAATGATGAGGGTGAACCATACTCAATTTCAGACCTCTGCGTAGGTGCTGGTGAAAATGACCTTGCTCTTAGAATCAAGACTTGTGAGAAGACACTTGGTACAAGAAAATATGTAGGATTTACATTTAAGGTTGTTAATAACAAGGTAAAGCTTGATGACGATGCTCTGTTGGAACAGGCGGTACCACTACACAAGGCACTCATTGAACTCACAACAAAAGAGCTAGAGGATATTCTCTATGGTGTATCTGATAACGATGAAGAACCAATGGAAGATATTCCTGAATACAAGAAGACTGATGAAGAGGAAGTTGAAGAAGTACAGGAAGAAGCTGCACCAGCATGTAAGTATAAGTATGAGTTCGGTGTAGATTGCGGTTTGTATGATGAGTGCGATGATTGTCCGATGTATGAAGCATGCAGAGCAGAAAAGAAACGCCTTAGAGCCGCTTCTCTTGAGAAGTAAGGATTAAACTATGACAGATGAATTTGAGAACGTCAGACCAGCTAAACCTAAAGCAAAATCTGATATCTATTTTAAGACAGGCTCAACTCTTCTGGATTTACTTATCGCAGGTGGTACTGGGATGGGTACCCCTGCAGGTAAGATTATAAATGTATACGGAGAAAGTGGAGCAGGTAAGACATTTGTTGCCTGTGAAATGATTGCAGCAGCAAAAAGACAATACAAAGATAAATTTAAGTTTCAGTACGATGATGCAGAACATGGATTTAGCTTTGATGGAATGAAAATGTGGGGAGTAGATATCAACCCAATGGAATCCACTACAGTAGAAGAACTATTCTACAATGTTCGTAAGTTCTTAAGAGAACTAAAAGAAGACGAGTGTGGAATCTATGTAGTTGATAGTTTAGATGCTCTTACAAATGACGAGAACAATGAACGTGCAGAAGAACGCATGAAAGCAGGAGATAAAGGGGAGGTTTTTGACAAGGGAAACTATGGAATGAGTGCCCAAAAATTCCTTTCCCAAGAGTTCTTCAGAAAGATTGCTGGTGAACTAGCTGACCATAATTGTAATCTTATCTTTGTTTCACAGCTTAGAGATAATGTAAATGCTGGATTGTATGGTGAAAAGAGAAGAAAGAGTGGTGGTTCTGCTCTTGATTTCTATTGCGATACAATACTTGAATTACGCAACAAGGAAAAGTTTGAGAAGCAGGGATTAGTTACTGGTGTATGTGTTGAAGCTAGATTAAAGAAGAGTAAGACTGCTCGTCCTTTTAGGTCCGCTTTGATTAATATCATATTTGATTATGGTATTGATGATATTAGTTCTAACATAGATTATGTGTTCGACCTCAAGTCTGACCAAACAGGTAAACTTGGAAGTAAACTCACATGTAATATGGGAGATAGTTCAGACCCTAGATATGGCAAGTATGAATACACATTCGATGGTGTAAAGTCTGTGCTTGCTGATGAAGGACTATTGGATGCAATCAAAGCTACTATCAAAGAAGCTGGTGAGAAGTTCAATCGAGCTACTGTGGAAGATGCATTCCAAGAAGCATATCCTGATGTATTTACTGCTTATTTTGGTGCACCGTATGAAAGAGAGGAGTTAATTTTGTTAGCAGACAAAGACAAATCTGTTCGTACAATGCTTAAGAGTAAAGCAATTAGCAAATGGGAAGACAAAGAAGCTTCAGTAGCTAGTGGAAGAACTAAGTATTCAGATGAGGAGGATGATTAATGCTTAATGAATTTGAAGAAAAAAATGGTGTTACTCTTATGGACGGCACAGGAGTAAGCGAACAGGATATTTTAGAGAACTTACTTTCTTTTAATAAGTGGGCAATCATGAATAAGGATAAAAGCTTAGTTGAGTACTTTACAAAAAAGCATATGAATCCTAAAGTCATAAGAGCTTTTGCCTTAATTGGTATGAAGCATATTGTTGGTGAGTACAGTGAAATTATCACTGCACACGAAGAAGAAAAGAAAGAAGAGAATAAATGATTAAAACTATCAAGAGCATATCACTTAAGAATTTTCAAAGCCACAAAGATACACATGTCGATTTATGCTCGTCTGTTAATATCCTGTCTGGAGAAAGTAATAATGGTAAGACAGCCATACTAAGAGCCATCAATTGGTTGCTTACAAATAGACCCTCTGGCATAGGATTTGTTAGCACATGGGCAAAAGAGACAAATTCAAAAGGTGAGCAGGTTATCAATAAAGGAGTACAGTGTGAAGTAACTATTGTGGTCGAAGACACAGAAGGAGCTGAGCACACAATTAGTCGTATAAAGACTAAGGATGATAACCTATATGTTCTTGATGGAGTAAAATTAGCAGCAGTTGGTTCCTCTGTACCCTCAGAGGTAACCGCTCTGCTTTGTTTAAAAGATATAAATACACAGTCCCAGGATGATGGGTATTTCTTTCTAACCCTAACTCCAGGACAGGCAGCAGCACGATTAAATGAATTAGTACACCTAGATTCAATAGATGATGCGTATGCTTTTATACATGCAAAGAAAACAGCCCTTAACTCAGTTGTAAAGTCCTGGGAATCATCACTAGCGGAAAATAAAATAAAACGTGATGGGCTATCCTATGTTCCTGAATTAGAGCAAGACATATTTGAACTTAGCGATAAAGAATCTCGTCGTGAGGAACTTGAGGAGTTCATTGATACGGCTCAAGACTTACTGAATGAAGTCACTAATTTACAAGCATGCTTAGATAAGCTTGTACCAAATACTTGTGAACAGGATATCTTACGCATAACTGACCTACTTGATGACTATCATCAGATAGAAGATACGCTTAACAAAGAAAAACAACTACTACTAAAAGTACAAGAAACAGAGTATGAACTAAATCATACAACCACAATTACACAAGAAGAAATAGATGAATTAGTTAAGCTCGTTACTGAATATACTGAACTAACTAATTCACAAATAGATATGCAGAATATGCTGACTACAATCAGCATGACCACAGAAGAGATAGAACAGATAACAAAAGAATTACAAGAGATTAAATCTCAGCTACCTGAGTTGTGCCCTACTTGTAATCAACCAATAAATAAGGAACTACTATGACAGAAACGCAGAAAGAACGCATAGCTACTAACTGGAATTGGGTAAGGACAGATAGTCCTGCTTTTTCTAAAGCTTTAGATTTAATATTAAACACAGACCGCAATATGACCATTATTGGTCCTGGAGGAGTAGGAAAAAGCATATTGTTAAAAATGGCTGCTGATTTGCTTCCTGGGAATACAGTAGTACTTAGCACAACTGGGGTATCTGCTGCTAATCTTGCTGGAGAAGGACTAGCAACAACTACCATACACTCATTTTATCGTTTACCTCCTGTAGCAGTGATAGATGAACCACAAGTATATAGTGACCTAGTTGATGTCATGCAAAGTGTTGATACAATACTCATTGATGAAGTATCTATGCTTAATGCAGCAGTAATGGACACTATACTCAGTCTAACACGCAGATACAGGACTTTCTGTGCTAAACAACTTCCTAGATTTATATTCTTTGGTGATGTATTACAACTACCACCTGTTGTTGATGAGAGAGACCAAACGATAAAACACCACTTTGAAAGAAAGTATGATGGTAAAATAATGTTTTATCACGCACGTAATTATAAGACACTAAATTGTGTTGTTATTGCTCTTAATGAAATATATAGACAGACTGACACATTATGGAAAGACATATTGTGTCGTATCCGCCTAGGTGAGTGCACAGAACAGGATTTAGCACGTATCAATAAGCAGGTCATTAAAGAAGACGAGTATATAAAGAAACACGATATGATGATGTACTTAGTTGCAACCAACGCTAAAGTAAATACAATAAACGACTTTTATATGGATGATGACAATGCAATTACATATACAGCCAAAATTGTAGGTAAGTTTAATACCAATAACACAAACCTACAAACTGAGATAACTATTGCTCCAGGCATGCAGGTAATAGCTACGCACAACAACAAGGACTTAGGATATCAGAACGGAACAATAGGAAGAGTATTATATGTTGCCCATGACCATGTGTCCGTAAAGACAAACAAAGGTGATGTTATTCATATTGGCATGGAAACATGGAACCAGTACAAGTATGTATATGATAGTGAGCGTGATGTTGTAGCACACGAGATTGTAGGTGAATTTAAACAGATAGGATGCAAACCCGCATTTGCGGCTACAATACATAAAAGTCAGGGACTTACATTAGACTATGTACTATTAGACCCAACTGAACTAAAATACATGTCACCTGGACTTGCTTATGTTGCTCTATCTAGATGTACATCGTTACAGGGATTAGGCTTAACAAGACCACTAAAGCTTACAGATATAAAGGTATTTGAAGAAGGATTAGAATTTATAAAGGAGAGTGAATATGAGAACTGAACAGGAAGTTAGAGACTATTTATTAGAGAATGAATGTGAAGAGAGTATAATTTTTACAAATCCACATTTCGCTCCTGCTTTTGTTGGTGTAACACAAGACGGTTGTGCGGTATATGATTACAACAAAATGATTGAGTATTTAGCAATATCTGATAATATGTCATATGAAGATGCAGCAGAGTTTATTGAATACAACACAATACGCTCTCTTCCTTATATGGGAAGTAAATCTCCTATCATATTATACACTGTGGAGGGATAATGAAAGGAATTATTGCAACATCAGACTGGCATCTAAGTTCAGTACGTCCTATTTGCCGTACGGATGATGATTGGGTAGCTACACAGAAGAAACACATTAATGCTGTGAGTAATGCCTTAAAGCCTGACTATGACATGGTTATAGCTGGGGATTTATTTGACACACCAACCGTAACTCCTGTAATAACTAATACAACAATAGATTTTATAACCTCATTAAATAATCCTGTACATATAATTGCTGGAAACCATGATGAACCATATCATTCAATAGCACGCATACAGGAAAGTTCATTTGGTGCTATACGTACTATAGTTCCAAACTCGGAAGGATTGTTTGACTTCGGTACAATAGCAAAAGATGAATCCCATTATCCATATGTTGCAGTACATACATTTGCAGTACCGACAGAAAATGATAAACCACCTATGAGAGAGTCTGTGACTGCACAAGACCTTTGCTCTATGTTCCCTAATACGCCAATCATAATTGTTGGAGACAATCATACTCCTTGGCACAAACGAATAGGCAATCAACTAGTAGTTAATTGTGGTTGTTTGATGCAACGAACAGCTGCAGAAGCAAACAAACCTTGTGGTTTTTATATTATTTATCCAGATACATTAGAAGTAGATTATCAGGATTTATCAGTTCTGTCTGACGGGTGTATTGACACAACTTATTTGGAAAACAGAAAAGAAAAAGAACTAGCCAGTAGCAGATATGATGCATTAGTAGAAGAATTGCTAAGTAGTAGTAAGGAAGAGTATGATTTTATACAAACACTAGAGTTGTATATTAGAAATAATGAACTAGCTGATGATTGTAATAAAATACTAATGGAACTTATTGCATACATAAAGGAGAAAAAGATATGAGTTTAGATACACGAAAAGATGCTATTATTCGTAGATACCAACAAGTAAAAGAAGAGAAAGTAAAGCTAGAAGAACGCATGAGCATGTACAAAAAAAGTATGCAAGAATTTGGTGCTTCTTCCACTCAAGAGTTAGAAGAGCGTATAAATGAAGCTGAAAGCAAACTAAATAAACTAGAATCTCGTATTGTTCCGTTATTGGACCGTGTAGAGAGTGGATTAGGTATTAAATGATGGAATACAAAGAACGTATAAATGCCTGTATTGATGCATACACAGTATCTAAGGGTATGTATGATATGTATGATAACCTATGCAGAAACGCTGAAGAGAATCTAAGAAGAGCACAAGAGAACTGCTGCTCGTTAGAATCTTGTATTCCTATTGTACAAGCTATAGCAGGAAAGCTACAAAACAATGTAAAGGACAAAATAATATCTATTGTACAAACAGCTTTAGATGCTACATTCCCAGGACTTACCTTCGCTATGGAATTTGTTACACGACGAGAAAAGACTGAGTGTGATGTCTACATAATTGATGAAGAAGGCGGAAAACAAACCATAATAGATGGCTGCGGTGGTGGAGTAAAGGACATTATTGCTTTTGCTTTGCGTATTGCTATATGGGCTTTAGATAACTCCTCCTCTCCTGTTATATTCTTAGATGAACCTATGAAATTTGTTAGTGAGGGGCTAAGACAGCAAAGTGCTAATTTACTTCATGTACTTAGTAAGAAACTTGGAATACAATTTGTAGTAGTATCACATGTTGCTGAGATAGTTAACAGTGGGGATACAATATATATAGTAAACAAAAACACAAAAGGCATATCAAAAACCGAGCTATTAGAAAATATTAAGAATTAATAAAAATTTCTCTTGACAGCAGTGCATCGCACAGTGTAGAGTACACATACATTGATTCAATTGGAGGGATTTATGAACATTGACCACACTTTATGGGCAAATAAATATCTACCTAGTATGGCATGCAAATGGGGTTATAAATACGACCTAGACGTAGAAGACGCACTGGAAGAACTATATGAACAGTATGTTAATGCACTCAATCACTTTGATGAGTCAAAAGGAGTGTCATTCAATAACTTCTTTTTCTTTTACAGACAAAAAGCACTGGAAAAGTTACTAAATGACCGTAAGCACTGGAAAGACCTATGTGTTATTGATTCTGATTTATTAAATGAGTTTGAAGTCACAACTGATGCTATCACTAAAATCATTGATGAAGTAGATAAAATCAAATTAGATGAAGACTCACTAACCATGCTTCAATTTATATTTGACCATGACTTCTCATCCAACAAGAAAAGAGCACGCATCGGAAAAGAAACTGTATGTCGTGAAATTGCTGAGACGTTGAATTGGACATGGAAACGTGCGTACAATGCTCTTGATTCTATTCATGCATTTTATGCTGAGAGGTGCTATGCATGAAGATAGATTGGGTAAGATTTTGTCGTAACTATGGCATAAAAATGAGTGGTAAGATACGTAATAATGTATGGATTGAATGCAAGTGCCCATTCTGTCATGACAATCACACACATGGAGCCATAAACGCTAAATCAGGTGGATACAATTGTTGGAAGTGTGGTAAACACAGTATGTATGAGTTCGTATCTATTGCTGTAGGTGTGGCTGCTGAAAAACATGATGTATTTCAAGCACTTAGACCATACTTTAGTGACCAACTATCTACATTATATATCCCAAAAGATAATGAGGAACAAGAAGGCACACAGAAAGTAGAGCTAGGATTACGTGTACCTGGAACTACTCCACTCGGAATTGGTTGTCGTAAGTATCTTGAAAAACGTGGATTAAACGCTGATTATGTAGCTAATAAATACAAATTTAAAGATGGTGGAATTGGCGGGCGTTGGGCTTATAGGCTTATTATACCAGTGCTATTTGAACATAAAGCTGTTTGTTGGCAGGGAAGGCATATTGGTAATGATAAAATTAGATATTTGTCTTCATCACTAAAAGAAGCAGCAGACATTAAAGACTATGCATACAATCTAGACAACTGCAAAGGAGACAAAGTAATTGTTGTTGAGGGTGTATTTGATTGTCTTAAACTAGGTGATGGGTGCTGTAGTTTATTTGGAATATCTGTAAAAGACAAACAATTAAAATTATTGGCTGACCGCTACAAAGAGGTGTATATACTTTTTGATAGTGAACCATCAGCCCAAGAAAGTGCAGAAGTTTGTGTAAATAAATTACGCAGCTTAGGCGTAGATGCCTATAATGTATATGTAGAAGGAATTGATGGCAAAGACCCTGGTGATATGACCAGAGAAGAAGTCATTGAAGTTAGAAAAGAAATCTTAGGGGATTACAGTGAGGAAACCCCTTGGTTAATAGGAGACTGATTATGGAAGCAGAAGTAACAGGAAAATGTGCAATGTCATTGGAGCAGAATGCAAAAGGTACATGGCAAGGGAAGATTAGTGTAGAAACATCTACAGTTGAGTCCAGTAAGAAGATGCTGAGTGACGCTATAGTTGCACTTAAACAAGCAGCTAAAGAAAATGGCTTACTTATGACAGGTGAAGCTTATTAAGGGGGAAAATATGAGCAAAACAATTAGTGGAATCGGATTTACAGGTGTACTACAGGTTATATTCATTGTGCTTAAGTTATGTAAACTTATACAGTGGAGCTGGTGGGTTGTTCTACTACCAACAATAATATCTACTGGATTAGTTGTATTAGCTTGCATAGTATTTATACTCATCGAAGGCATAAAAAGTGGGAGCAACAAAAACAGATGACAGTAACACAAATCGTCAATAATTATTTACAAGACCTTGCTGTCGGTGGGAAATTTGGAACACGTGACATATGCCAGTATATTTATACGAAAACCCTAGGAGCTAAGAACCCACTAGATGGAACAGTAAGCAGAATGGTTAGGGCATGGAGAGAAGAAAATGATGTATATGACATCATCTGCGTGGATTATAAGAAAGCTATCTATCAAAAAGTAAGGAAGGATAGTACACAAATTAATTGACATAATAGTCATCACTGACTATTATATACACATCAGTGCTCCTCCATAGCATTGAATCAATTGTTTTTCTGCCCTCCCCTAAAGAGGGCAGTTTTTGTAAAGAGGTAAGAATGTGTGGAATAAGATTAAATCTTTCTTCAAAAAAGTGGGCAGTTGGTTTGCTGCTGCTCTTGGTATCGGTGCTGCCTTTGTGGTCTACAGAGCTATCTCAGGCAGATATAAATCAGCTAAATCAGAACTTAAACGACTTAGAGACGACATTAACTACTCTAAAGAGCAACTACGAAGTCTTGAAGAGCAACAACGAATCTCTACAGATGCAAGTAAAGGACTGGAAGAATCTTTACGAGAACAGTCAGCAATCGTTGACAGTGTTGAATCAGTCCTTAGAGAAGATGAATCTGTACTCAACGAATCTGAACGACAGCTTGCTGAGGCAGACAGACTCCTTAGCGAATCTAAAAACATCCTTGCAAAGTATGCAAGCCAAACTAACAATTAGTCGTGCAGGCAATTATATACTGGGGGCAGCTACTTGTGTTTTGGGTGGTGTATTAATATATATGGTAATAACAAATAAGTGAGGCTTACACCTCACTTATTTTTTACTAGACACATACCCGTGTATTATTCTCCAGCTGAAACAGTTACTGTTGTTGTACAAGTCTTACCACCATAGGTGTAAGTAATTGTCTTAGAGCCAATGTCACCCTCAACAAATGCTGTTGTAGGCTCATAAGTATAACCTGTTGTAACATCTTCTGTTGCTTCATTGTTGTATGTAGCTAGAAGTACTGTTCCTGTAGGGTCAAATGTTTCACCAACAATATATGTTGTCTTTGTTGGTTGTGTCTTTACACTAACAGTAGACAAAGCAATTGCCTTAGCTGTGACATCTGCTGTCTTCTTTTCGTGTTCAGAAATTGTAATAGTTGCAGTAGTAATATCGTAATAAGTAGCTGGGTCAAAGTTACCTGAAATAGTATAAGTACCAGGTGCAACATGGAGTGTAGCGACTCCAAGATTGTCTGTAGTTGCTGTATAGGTCTTTGTTCCCTTAACTGCTGTTACTGTAATACCCTGTGTTGCGACATTGTCTATTTTTGCTGTGATAAGCATAAGACAAGATGAACCTTCCAGAGCGGCAATACGTGTTTCAAAATTAGCTAACATTGTTGTAACATCACCTAATTCTGATACTGCACTCTCCATAGCCTGTGCAACTCTAGTATCAGCATCATAAATAGGGGCTGAACCTCTAGTTGCCTTTCCGAACAAGCGTTCAGCTGCTCTGGCAATTCTAATTTTAACATCATATCCCATAACTAACCTCCGTTGGTTGGGTTCTAATTACATATAAAATATAGCATTATCTCCCACGCATGTCCACAAATACCTAATAGGTAGACAAAAAACTCACCTACAGTATAATTAAGATAAAGGAGTAGCCTATGGGTAAATGGGTTTGTAGTAATTGTGCTTTTTCATATATTGAGCAAAAATCAGGATTTAAAGTACTGCGTTGTGCCCTCAATTTAGACCAAGTACAAGTGAATGAGAAAAAACGGTGTGACAAAAGATTGAGTCACAAATACAAGAGGTAACCATGACTAAACGACAGGCTATTACTGATTTAGCTAGATTTATGGCGATAGAAAAAATGAAGAACAATATGGCTGCTGTACAAGCTTACGAACACGCTATTAAGGCAATAGAACAGATAGATAATCTAACAGAACCTACACAAGAAATAACAGATAAAGAATTAGAAGATATATCACGAGTATTTTGAAAGCACTATGAAAAATTAGTGCTTTTTTATGTTGACTTATGCGATACATCGCATTATACTCACTATCATGAGGACAACGGAACAAAAAGAAAAGGATAAGCTATATCACAAGAAGTGCTTTCGTGTGGTACTAACTTATCCACCACAACAACGACGGGAGTACCTAATAGCTAAAGAGTTAGGTACTAAGAGAATCAAGGAACTTATAAAACAAGAGATTTGGAGGAAACATGGAAACAAACAGAGAGAAGAATGACAAACTACTAGACTCATTTTTAGTAAGTTTAGCTGCAAGCAATGATTCAGATTGCACAATAAGAAGCTATCGTACAAGTATCGAACAATTTTTTGATATGTATGGTGATAGGGATTTCTTGGATGTAGACTATGCAGATGCAGAAGATTTTAAAGCATTTCTATACAAGAATAATAAATCACCTAATACTATTGGATTGCGTTTGGCTGCCTTACGTTCATTTTCTAGATATGTTCGTCGTAGAGTACGAAAAACACGCCCAGATTTTGAGAATGTGTTCTCAGATGTGGACCTCCCAGCTAAGAAAAATGTAAGACCTAAAGTTATTTGGGAAGACGAAGAACTAATTACTCTTATACATAAACTAAATGATAAAAAGCTATACACTGATGCGTGTCTTCTAGCTCTTGATTTGTACTCAGGTAGACGACGCACAGAGCTACGCTCCTTGTGTGTAGAGGACTTTGCAGATGATAGACTTATTTGTAATGGAAAACTCTATCAAACAAGAGAGATAAAAACAAAAGGACGTAATGGTGGGAAATATCTTAAATGCTATGTACATGCTGACGTTAAGCCTTATATACAAAAATATATGACCGAACTCGGTATAAAAGAGGGTGCCTTATTTCCAGACCTGAATGACAGTGATATGGGAACAATTGCCAAACGCATTGATAGATTGGCTGATAAGCATTTCCACTGGCATGCTGGAAGACACACATTTACAACAGCATTATATAATCAAGGCGTACCTGAGGATGTAATTGTAGATATGGTCGGATGGAGCAGCAGAGAGATGTTAAAAATCTACAACGATACTACCAAAGAACAAAAGATAAATAGGTTTTTTGCCTAGGAGATGATATGGACCTAAGTGAATTATTACATGAAATATTAACAGTCAATGCTAATAATCTAGGCTCAACAGATGCACGAGATAGGGGAGCGTATACAATCAAACAATTATTTGCTGAATATAGTGGTACTCCTTGCGATAAGGCTATGTGGGAATGTGAAATCAATCACTGTGACCATAGATGTGGATATAAAGGAACAGACATGACAAAAGAGAAAACAGAATGGAAAGATACTCTATATGCTGCACTTAGCACTTATGGAATAACACATCAGACATTAATACTAGCTGAAGAGTGCTCTGAAGTAGTAAAAGCAGCAACGAAACTAGTACGTAATCCTGAGCAAGACTATGGCAATCTAGTAGAAGAAATAGCTGATGTCGTTGTTATGCTTACACAGATGTGCCTATACTACAAGATAGAAAAAGAGCAGATAGAGAGGGCTATAGACTATAAAATCGACAGATTAAGTAAACGTCTTATAGAAAAACAGCAAAATAGTATTGAACAAACAGCAGTAAGTGTGTAATATAACAATATCTTTTTTACGTCAAAGTCCAGTTCGCTGGCTAAAAGCACTAACAGATGAGAGGTCTACTGTTAGTGCTTTTTTATAATAAAAAAGAGGAGCAAAACGCTCCTCTCTTAAATTATGGGAAATTTTCCTCTAATTTCCCAATATTTCCCTTACTGATAATGCTCATTATCGGTGCTTCTGTTTCAGCCATTTGACAAGACCTATGTTACATTTCAGCCCTATGTCCAACAGGCATTTATCTTCTTTATCGTAGGCACAGCATTTGCAAGTTGAAATCATATAGTTTGCAAATTCCTCATTCGGCAA